TAATTCATGTTATGATTAATTCAATTTATGGTAACTTAGGTGGTGTTGGTGGGACTAACTATCATCATTTCAGAATAGTTAAACAAGTCAATGATCGAACTGATAATGTCAATGCAATGGGTGGTAAAATAGACGCAGAAATACAAAGAGCTCAAAGTCAAGGCGAGCACTCTGGTCGTTTTTATCAAGTATTTGATTTTCCAAAAAGCACTATGGAACTCACATATAAATTACAAGCATATGAACAAGGTAGCATGGATTTATTATTTAATGATACTGGGTCATCATCCAGTATGACTGCATATGAAATTAGATCTACAGGAGATGAAAGAGAATGAGGTATCATCCAGGCACCATAGTTAGATCACTTGGAATTAGTGATTTTAGAATTGATGGAGTTCCTACAAATGAAGAAGAGTTTCTTTCTATGTTTCATAAGAAATTACCTAATGGAACATATACAAATGATTCATCTCAATTTGGAGTGACTTGGGATCAAATAAAAACAAAACTTGATGAATTAAATAATGCAGAATCAATTAGACTTTTAAGAGAAGAAAGAGATAGAAGACTTACAGAATGTGATTGGATTATTACTAAGAATAAAGAATTAGGGACAAATATTCCTGCTGCTTGGAAAACATATCGTCAATCACTAAGAGATTTACCAAGCAATTCAAATCCAAAACTTGATGATAATAATGACTTAGATATGTCATCAGTGGTCTGGCCCACTAAACCATCATAAATAATTAAAAAATGTTATATAAAGACGCAGAAGGAAAAAACTTTCAAAAAGCATATAAAAGAATAGGTATCAGAAGAGATAGAAACTTTTCTGATTTATCAAATCCAACTGCAGGTTTAGATAATTTAATAGACACTTTAATTGACGTAACAGGAACTGAGTTTTTATCTACAGATTTAGCAGCGATTAAAAATATTTTTGCAAGAGGTTTAACAAATAATGGTTATCTAAAAATTGCAGGAAGTGCAGTCAAATTTACAAGTCCAGATGGAATTACTGCGTCTTTTAATCCTCGAATCACATATCAAAATCGTTTAGATAAAATTCAAATATTTTCAGGAGAACCAAGGTTAAACGGTGGAAATGGATTAACAGCAAAATATTATCAAAATGACCAAATAAATTTTAGTGAACACTCAGAATTTCAGTATAATGTAGATCCAAATACAACTTCATCTGATGTTTTCACAGGAATTACAACTGAAGGTGCGATTGAAAACGACAATTTTTGGGAGGCTGGTAATTTTAATTATACAGGAAGCGTACACCCACAATCATCAAAAGCAAATACTGGTGTACAATGGGAAGGATATTTTATACCTACGATTACAGGAAGAGTTGTTTTTTCTGCTAGTTCTACTGGTTATTTTACAGTTGATTTTAATAAAGAAGGATATGAAGAAGATAATGATAAAAGTCAAACAACTGCATCAGTAAATGCTGTTGGTCAAGATAATGTTTATGATGAGCAAGGTAGAATCGGTCTTAGCACATCAATTTCAGGAATAAGTTCAACCACCACTCAAAATCAACTTTTAATTACAAATTCTTCGGAACTTGGAAAAATGAATACCATTGGAATTGGTATGACAGCAGTTCATCCGAATATTGCTGTAAATTCAACAATTGAAGCATATGATAAAGAAACAGGAGCAATTAATTTAGTGCCTCCAGCTGGAGCGGCTAGTGCAATCACTGCACCAATATCAAATCAAACTATAACATTTAACAGAGTTTTGGGTCAAGATGTAAGGCATGAATTCAATACCTATGTATTGACTGCTTATAAAAAATATCGTATTCGATATCGATACTTCCATCATAGAAATTTTGATTCTAAGGATATTATTAGATCAATGAATATGGATTATCGACAATTTAATCAGCAAACTTTGACTCATTTAAGGTATAATACTTTATACACTTTAGATTATAATTTTTCAGATTCTGTTAAAGGTTCATTTAATACATATCTAGACAATTCTGTTCTCTTTGGTGGAACAAATATATTTCAAATTCTACCAACAGATCCTATCGGACTTGGGTCTCGAACTAACGCTGCACAATATTCCAAACTAAAATCTAGAAAAAAACTTGATATTACATATAAAGTAAAACAAACACTAGGGGATGGAAGTAATTTATCTACAGGAATTGTTAGAAGACAAACACCTTGTGGAACTATAAATGGTAGTGCGATTGTCACAACTGACCTCACATTACCGATTGAAATTGGTAATTATGTTTTTGGAACTGGTATTCCTGATAATGCAAGAGTCATTGATTCACAAATTAATCAATTTGTGATTCTTGATAAACCTGCAACTGCCACTGGAAATCCAACTTTAACATTTATAAATCACCGTGGATTTGTAAAAAAAGTGGTAGTTAATTCAAATGTCAGTAATAATAAAACAATAATTGCTAATTCTAGCACACCAATTTTAGCATCTGGTGTAGATAGTGGTGGCAACGCTCTACCAAATTATACAACAACTCACACAGATGTTCAGAGAGACATGGTGGGTATTGGAACTAATATTAACGCAATCCAAATAACTGGTGTTTCTGGGCCTAGTGGTAGTGATGGTGGAAGTTTAACTTTAAAAGATAATGTAAGTGCAAATCAAAATGATGTAATTTATATCTATCAGTCACGAGGACTTAAAGATAATTCTCTACTTGATTTCTGTGGTAAATTTGATGCTACTCCATCAGTACAATGTTTAATAACAACCTCTCCAGTAACAACTTCAGATACTGTGATTCCAGTTCAATCTTTGGGTGTAATCACACAAGGTAATATTGGAAATGGTAATTGGAATTTGCAAGGATTTAACTTTTCCTCTGGAACTACAATTCAATCAGTTAATCCTAGCACAAATCCACCCACTATAACTGTGCAAAATACGGTAAATAGTGATCCACCGATCTCTAAAGATATCGTAAGTGGTACACAATTCACTGCTACATCTAATAGTGATGACCGTCAATTATGCTGCCCTCCGACAGATACCTCTCCACCTTTTACTGCAACTGAAGAGGGTTTAAATACTGATACCGTTGCACCAAGACCAAATCTACGGTTTGAAAATGGAAATTTGATATTTGATGAACTTTTAATTCAAGTTAATTCAAGTTCTAACAATGCAGAAGATTCAGATACTTATCCTTCAGCACAAATAAATCGTAAGATTGATATTAGATCAACAACTGCAAACAAAACTTACAAAATATTAGCAGCAACATCATAAAAAAGGTTTTTGATCAAATTTTTGCCGAAATTTTTTTTCCGACTTTTTTGGAATTAAAAATTGATTTTAGTTTTCAGTCAAGAGTAAATAATATGATTCTTGGTTTCCATTCTCATCTTGAATTTTAATTGGTAGTTTATGAGTAAACGAGGACGCATCAACAGTTGTACTTAATTCTGTCACCTGATCGTCGATTCCAGTGATTATCATTGAATTATTACCATCTAAAAATGCAAGTTCACCAATAGATACCTCTTCACTTCCAGTTGTTAGTTTACCATTATCATTTCCTGTGCCACTAGATTCAACCCAAGGATTATTATCTGCTGAGAACGCACGAGTATCGGAAATATAAATGCCAGGTGCTGGTGCATTAGGAATAGTGCTTCCGTCTTGATTTTTGTTTACTACTTTATTTCCATTAGTATTATAGTTAGCTGGATCATGTAAATTAATACTACCTTCGAATTTAATTTGATCATCTGTGGTTAGACTCTGATCACTTCGATATTTTTTAAGAGAAAAATATTCAGCACTCTCAATATTTGATTGAGTGCTATCAATTAGACCATTTATATCATCTGGATAACTAAAATTTTGATTGTCTTGTACCTGTGGTTCAATAAAGTTAATCACTTGTTGTTGATGAACTGGATCTTGACGTTTGAATTGAAAATTATCTGGGTTTGCACTGAGAAAACCTAAAATTGGAATAGGAGTTCCACCTAAACTACTTGACAATTTAAACTTACTTACACCATCAGATTCAACAACATAATAATTTGTATTAATTGTAAATGGTGTAATTGTTGGCCCTCCAATAGCAACAGTAAAAACTGGAGACACATCAAAATTAATAACATCCCCATCAGTATAAACAAATACATTTTGACTTTTTAGGCGAAAAGATACACCACTAATTGAAATATCACTATCATTAAAATGTAATCCATCTAATGTAAATGTAACTCTAGTTAAATCAGGAGTAGCAGCAATAACACTATGCTGACCATTCAATATAGATGCATTCGAAGTATCAGGTATACCTGAAATCTCAACTAAATCACCAAATTTTAGGAGATAAGAATTAGTTAGAGTAATTGTAACTGATGAACTATTAATAGGTGCATCATTAGCGTCTGTGTTTCCTTCAGAACTAATTTTACTAATGGCGAGCAATTTATCTGGAGAAAAATTAAAGAAACCATCAGAATCAATTGTATTAAATGCAACATTAGATGTGTTTCTTAAATTATTTTGTAGATAACTTATGTCATCAGCAGTTCCTGCACCAGCAAGGTTATCTAATGCAAGAGTATCATTCGTAGTTTCTTGAAGATTTAAATCTCTTCGGTATCCTTGATTTGAAATTGCCATTTTATTTCTCCTTATGCAATAATTGGTGGTTCTTCAGGTATTCCACCAGTAAGACCTATACTCCAACCATTTGCTTCTAAAATTCTGGCCTTAGCATAACCCACCTCAGATGGGAAAATGGTTGCACCATTATTAGGTGAGTTTGGATCATTAACTGTTTGATTTTTTAAATTAATTGAAACACCCCCACGTTTAATTGCATTCCAATTGGTGTGTAAATCAATTAATATATTATTTAAATCTGTTTGTGACAAATGATTAAATTTCAAGTCAATAAAATTCATCTTATAAAGTTTTGCAAATGCACCAGGTTTGTATGAAGATAATTTATTATTACGCAAAGTTAAACTTCTTATATTAGAACAACCACTAAAATCTGGAATTTGTCCTGAAATTTGATTATTAGGTGCTTGATATGTAAACATGCTTGGTAAACTTCCTGGTTCATTAATTCCAGTTAGATTGTTATTTTGTAAATACAGTTCACGCAAACTATTTCTAGTGTCAAATGATGGAATAGATCCTGTCAAGTTATTATATTGTAAATTAACATATTGAATAATATCATTACCTACAAAATTTGGAATACTTCCAGTAAAACCATTGTTCTCCATCCAAATAGTTTGAAGTTCACCATTATTAACAAAAAGTTGAGAAATATCTCCAGTAGTTTCACCGTATGAACGGTACCATATATAATTAAGTTTTGGATTAAACAAGAATGCATCTGGATGTATTCTATTTTTCCCTTCTGTAAAATTACCACCAAGATTTCCAGAATCAATATATAACTCTTGAAGTTCAACTGCCTCTTTAAATGTCTCTGGATAAATTACATATTGTTGGGCAGAATCAGAAGTTTGAGGTTTACCACCTTTAATGGATGTATACCTTAAATCAAGTTTTGTTAATGCAGGATTACTAAACCTCAAAGGAAAATTTATTGATCCTAAATTTGTTGCATACAGATTAAGTGTTGCGAGTGAGGTGCAAGCATTGAAAAGATAATCTCCAGTGCTGCTATTAACCATTTGACCTCCAGAATTTCTATTATGAGTACTAATAAAACTAGTGAGACTTGATTTGGTTTTTAAATTGGTTGGGATTGCAACTGATGTGCCCGTATAATTAATTGTTGCAATTGTATTATTATCTGCACTTGCTAAAGTATGAGGCCCGTCAGACAAATAATAATTACCACTAACATCTAAATTTATGAGATTTTCTAGCATCTTATAACTGCGTGATCCGTTTGGAATTGTACTACTTGCTGCCTGATTTCTATTGTCAACTGATCTAAAATCATTACTTGCAATTAGAAAAACTTTAAGGGTGTTTGGCATATCAGGACAGAATGCAGAGCCTCCGTCTGGAGATCGAGCATCTGGGTGAAAATATGCTCCAGCTCCTCTTGAACAGTTAAAGGTTTCTAAATTTGATAATCTTTTTGAAACAATATCTCTTTCAATTGAACCATAAAAAGTTCCCTCAATTCTAAGTTCGGTTACTGTTGTTGGAATCTTTGCAAGAACAGCACTATTAAATGTTCTTTCACTTTCTATATCACTTAAATAAAATGGATTTCTCATCAATGAAAGTGTATTTAATCCTGGTGCGATAAAAGAAAAATTAGGAAATGTTTTTAGATTATTGTATGCAAAATCAAGACTTGTGCAATTTATTAATTTTATAAATGGAAGTTCTGAAAGATTTGCCGATTGTATTTTTATGGAAAAAATATCATTTGGATTCTTATAAAGTTTTATAAACCTCTCTCTTGATATTGGAGATCGATATGATATTGATGATGTTCCTGTTCCTTGATTAGTATAATTTGTATATAAATTTTCGTTTGCAGTCTCAACTATTTTCCAACTTGCTCTTGTAACTGAAGAATTAACAATTGCTGTCGCATTTAAATTTCTAAAAAATCCTTTGAATACTACTGGTATTCCTTTCATTGCATACAGATACACAACTTTTAATTGTCCATCACTATCCGTAATTTGACATTTGATTCTTGAAGTTGGAACTTCAGATGGAAACTCTTTTACTTCTGGTGTGATACTTGTTTGTAATCTTGGTAGATCTTTTACACCACTAGCATTTGACTGAGTTCCAAATTCTAATTTACCACCTTCAACAATACCAACTCTTGCACCATAAGAAATTTTTGCTAAACTTTGAATAGAAAGATCTGGATCATTTGCTCTCGGATCTGAGGAACTCCATGCACTTACTCTTGATGTTGATATGTCTGCAATTTTGTAAGCTGGAGAACTAAAATTACCAAGGGTAATACTTTGAGTAAAATCACGATAGCGATATCGAATTGCAGTACCACTTAATGAACCATTAATATCTAAATTACCAAATAATGTTTGATCGGATCCTGCACGATTACGTAAAATATTAACAAAAGTTTCTGATTCCCTACTAAAACGATCTAAAGTTCTGTAGATGGGAGTTTCTAAACGAGAAAAACTAATCCAATCAAAACGAGACATACCTGCGTTAGTTGCACCTTTAATTATCTCTAAATCAAGAGGATTGATCCCAAGATTTTGTAGGGCAGCATTTTTATTCTGCACATCAGCAAGAAGACTTCGAACATTTAAACCAAATATTTTAGGATTCGTAAGTGACATTATTGCTCCTTGAAATTTAAACTACTTTGAACAAATTTAGAACTACCACTATTAAGTTGTTTTGCAGTAAAGAATGTTACTTCAACATTATTATTATCTGGTGTAATTACATTACGATCAACTCCAAACACTTTTGTCATGTCAATTTCTTTTGTTTCATTTTCACCAACATAAAATATATCTTTTGTAGTCGAAGGTCTCAAAACATGTTCATTTTGAGTATCAACCAAAGTTGATGACAATTTATCTATCGGAACAAAATTAGTTGGTGGAGTGCTATCATTAATTGTCAAATTTGATGATCCGTCATTTGCTAAATCAATAGAACCGTTTGATCCATTAGATACAGATAAAACTGGGGCAGTCGTTCTTTGAAAAGTTCCTGATTTTTCTCGTATTGATATATTATTTATTTGTGCTCTATCCATTAATTTACCAACTAGATATAATGGAAAAACATTATATTTAAACAGTTTTGTTTTTGCAGATTGACTACCTAATCTAGATCCTCTTAATTGAACTGGTCTTCCCACAATAGTTAAATTTGAATCTCCAGACTCGAAACCACTTGGTCTTACATTTTCAGTAATTTCAATATACTGTTTTGAAGTAGTGCCTTCTATGTATCCTGTTGGTTTGTTCTCGGCAAATTTAGCAGTTGAGGTGGTATCTGGATTACCATTACTATCTCTATAAACCACTGCACCACCTAACCAGTCGGTGATGTCTCCACCAAAAATACCGTCAACAGATAAAAAATATCTATTTCCTGTTCTAGATGTCCCATCTGGAGCTGTGTTACCATATGTTTGAGTTACATTTACTGCTAGGTCAAGTGGATTACTAACATTAATTTTAAGTATCGAACAAGCACCACCACTTGTTCCACTCACTTCTGGAATTCTTACATCCTGACCCATTCTACACCTATAATCACTACCACCAGACCAAGACTCCCCCGTTTCAACACCATCCTCATCCATTCCTGCGTGTGAATGCGTGTGCTCACCAAACAAAATTTCTCTTTCTGGTAAAATTGTAGTAATACCTATACCAGAAGATGCAGTTCCATTAAGGTTTGAATAATCTGTCCAAGGTAAAACTTGAGAATCCCATCCATCTAATATATTTGGATTACTTACATTCACCGATGGTTTTTTATCCGTAATACCAATCATGAAATCTGCAAAATGTGTATTTGTTCCACCTAAAGAACTTTGATCTTTTTTTAATGGATTTATAAATTGAATATCAATTTCTGATCCTGTTAAAGGAAAATCAGATGCGAAATGAACATCATAATTACTCAATCGAACTAGGTGCGGATAAGTGGCTCCACTACCAACTGCAATCGTTGTTGAAATTCCAGAGTTAGCATAATCTGTTGTCAATGTACCACCTATTGGTCTTGCATCTGATCCTGTGGATTTATTATAACTACTTTCTCTCGTTCCTGCTTGAAAATATCCATCCAAACCAGATCCAAATCCATAAACTTTCGCACTTGTATAGGTTTTAAAACCGTTACTATATGTGGTAACTGTAGTTGGATCCTCATCCATCTCTGTGATGTAAACATTGAATAAAGATGGAGCAATTAGTTTTGCACCAACATCAGCAGCAGTAAAACTTGCACCAGTTCCAACAGCAGTTATTGTATTTCCTCCAGTAAATTCTATTGTCATATTTCTTCCTGTTTCAGTAGTTTTTACTCCAGGAGTAAACACATGACCAAAACCAGCACATGCTGTACAAGTTTTAATTTTAAGTTCAGTTAAAGTATTAGTTGATACATTAAATTTAGTTGGAAGTATAAGTTTCCTATTTTGGATTGGAAACGCTACATCCTCTCCACTGGGACGTGTTATATAACTTTCAATTATATTTTTTGGACGGATACCGAATATAGTAGTTTCATTTGCAGTGTTTATTTGTTTTGGGTTCAAACCAGTGCTGACAGAATATATTTGTGATGTTCCTTCATCTCCACCATCAATATAATATGAAGCACCATACTTATATAAAAATTGTGGTGTCTTTAAGTTTGCAGTATTAAATACATCTAAAGAATATTTAAATCTAAAATATGAATCTTGTAAACATGGTTCTTTTAAAGAGTTTTCGATCACAAGAGTGTGAACAACAACCCATCTCGCCTCACCACTGCCTGAAGGAATGTAAGCGTAAAATCTTGCACCAATCGCACCATACCAACCAAATTCAATCTTCCACATGGTAACATTCTCTGGTCTAATTGTATAACCAGATGGCCCATTTCCGTTTAATGGATCTCCATTAAATTTATCTCTTGGTATTTCAACTGTATGAAATTTTCTTGGATTACCATTTTCATCATTGTCAAATGGATCACCACTTGGGATTTCTGGTTGAACTGTATTATATGATGTTCCATTTATTTGAATACTTGTTATTTCTGTAGGATCCAATCCATTTCTAACTAGAACTTGGGTCGATAATGCAACTGTACTTCTACGAACTATTGATAATTGACCTGCGTATATTTTAAAAATATATTGATCTGTTGGATTTGCAATTCCCCACTCTAATGCAATACCTGAAACTGGTTCTGTGGATGCTCTTAATCCAAATGTAAATCCACTAATTCTACCTGGTTGATATCTGAACACTCTTCTTGATTGAATCGCACTGTATCTACGATGTCCAGTCGAATATCCAGGTCTTGTATTTGATCCATCATAAAGTGATTGTAAATCATTTTCTGCAAGAAGAGTGCTTAGTTTTCCGAATGTTAAGAATTGTCCTGTGACTGGATCTAGTAAACTTTTTCCTTCTCCAATCGCCCTCCATGTATCAGTCCATTCATCTATCTTTTGAAAAGCATAACTAAAATCTTTTTCTTTACCTAGTAATTTAGTGTAAATAACTTCACCACTACTCTCATCATAATCTACATCTGCAGGGTTTAAAAATTTATTTGTCCAATCTACAGAGTAACCAGATAGTTTTTGACTGTAAAGTTGATATGCAAGATTACCTAATCGAACAAAATTTATATACTGTTGAAATAAAGTTTCATCATATAATCCAAGTTTTGTATAGTTAGGGCCAAAAGGATATGAATGAGATGGTGGAAACGCAGATAATTTAATTGCAGATTCTTGTGTTTCCTCTTCAAGTCTTGCTAAGTAACGATTACCATATATCTTATTTGGTCTTCGATCCCAAGATGGTTTACTTGCACCTGTATTATATGAAAAACTTTCCCATTCATCACTGTTTATTCCGTAAGAGGAAACATTTGAAAATAAACTTAATTGTGTTTCTGCACGATTTACACCGAGTAGTGTTGTACTGACTTCACTAGTCTCTCTAAATTCTTCTGCAATTTTTAAGACATTATCTGCTGTATAAGTAGCAGTTCCTTGTCTTAGAAATTTAACTTTTTCAGTTGTAATTCCTGAAGTAACATGTTGAGATATTTTAATTCTATTATGATCTATTTTTAATACAAAAGAATCATTTGGAATATTAAATCCACTTACTTTGTCACCTATTTGAACATTTGAGATATAAGATAGATCACTTTCTGGAAAATATAAATTATTTGTTTCATGATTTTCACTATCATCTACAGTGCGAATTTCACATGCATTTAAATCTGTAAAAGTAATTCCAATAGCAACAGCAGGAGAGACGACACGTTCTTTTACAGTTGTCGCAACTCCAACTACTGCACCTGTTCTTTTGAGGACTCTTATTTGATTAGAACTGGTGATTAATGTACTTACATCTAAATCAACTCCGTAAGTTGCAGTTGAGATCGCAACTTGTGTAACTGTTTTTATATCATACTTATCCTCTGCATTTGAAGGAAAAACAACTGAAGTTGATCTTTCAGAAGATGCATCAGGTAAGAAAAATTGATCAACTTTTGTTATTAGTTGATTACCAAACTCATCAGTTAGGAGTTCACCATTTGCAATGTTATATAGCGGTTGCTCATCTGATGGTACTACGGATACTGGGCGTTTATCGTGCCCAATTTTAACATCCTTTCCTCCATTCATAGATCACTGCTCCTCCCAAGTGATACTTGCGTTTGTCGTTGAAATTGCAGATGATGGATCGTATGTTCCCTCTGAAGATCCAACAACATATAAAGTTTCTACTATATTTGTAAGTGGGAATGATAGATATTCTTTATTGTAATCAAAGTAGGAAGACAAATCAAATTCCTCTCCTCCATTTGGAATGAATAAACTTGCAACAATAGTTCCTGTTTTTGGAATTGGTGCCCTTAATTCAGGACTTACTTTGATAGATGATAATGCATCTAATGTAAAGTCATTATTTGTTACGGAAGAAAGAATTGTTCCAGTTGGTGTTGTTTGTCCCTCACGCAAGAAAACTGTGCCACCAGTTAGTTCAATATTATCATTAGTTGGATTTTCTGCTCTGAAATAGTATTCAGTTGATGCACCTCTTCTCTCTAAATATCCAAATACTGTTATTGTTTTTTGAGCTGCATCATTCTGGAACTTACCCCTCAAATAACCATAAACACCAGTATTATTAGTGGTTAAGTAACTTGAAGATAAAAGATTAATTTTAAAAGATTTACCTCTCTTTCCGATATTCAAAACAGTTTTAGATGTATCAGATGGATCTGGGTTTGCTGGAAGTGTGAATGTTCCTGATATTGCAGAAGTGGTTTGGAATATCGGACTCTTAAGTAAATCAACTTTAATCAATGCATTTGAACCAGTTGACAATCTTGTTGGATATACCTGAGTACGGTTTCTAACCTCTCTACCTGTGCTACTTGTAATGAAATCTCTACACTTCAATCCAATCATAGGTGTTGGACGATTTAAAATTAAATCAATACTATTTCCAGGAATATTAACTTCTGCAAGGGGAACATTTAGATGTAATCTATTGTTTGATGTATCTACATACACAACCTCTACATTCTGATCTTGTGGGTTTCCAGTTATTACTTTTGCACCAACAAAATATGAAGATCCTAAAGAGCTAGTACCATTACCAGTGATATATGGATCAGTTGCGTTAATTGCAGGTTGGCCAACTGTTATTCCACTTGATACACTACCAACTGCGAATGTTCTCTTTGATCCAAAAACATTAACTCCAACAGGAGTTCCATGACTGAATAATTTAACAGTTCCACGGTCTCCACCATCAATATAATAAGAAGCACCGTACTTGATAATATGTTCTGATGATGAACCATAATCAAATGCAGTAGGAGTTCTTTTACCATCACTATATCCATAACGATATGAACTGCCACCACCGTATACCATGTAGGTGATTGGTAGAGTTGCATTACCTAAAGATGAACCTTTTAACTGGTTAGATGCTCTTAAATGATGCACACGCACCCATCTGGCCTCACCTGCACCAACTGGGACATAAGCAAGGAATAGAGCACCAACAGCACCATACCATGAGAACTCAATCTTGTACATGGTAACTTTATCAAATTCAAGATTCCATATACTTGTATCAGTTTGATTTGCACCTGTTGTTGTGTCAAGAACATTTGAACCTGCACGATTTGTTGCAGTTACATCACTGTATAATAAATCATCAGTCGCATTATCTAAACGATCACCACTGAATCTAGATCTTGGAACACGGTATTCATATACATTCCAGAAATCTTTCTTAACATTTTGGTTTACCCAATTTGTATAATAATTATTAACTGCTTTTATTTGTTTTGTTATTTTATCAACATCCGAGGAAGATGTAGTTAGAGTTGTATCTATGTACCCCTCTTCTTGTTCTTCAGAGTCTTTATACATGTATGGGAACATACCAGATCTTTTAATACTTCCAGTTCCATATTTTCTATATGTACCACCACCCGAATCAACAATTATATTATCAGCAATTGGTTGCACAAAAGGAACAGGAGTTATAAGTGAGTGTCCAGATTGACTTGTATTGGATAATACTACATTATTAGCATCATCGGTTGTACCAGCCTTATAACCACTAGTCATTGCCACAGTTAGTTCTCTTAACTTAACTTTTACTTCCTTATTATCTTTATCATATGTTATGCCATTAACTCTATAAATTTTTTCATCAACTAAATCACCAATTGGATTTGCATTTATTCCTTTACTATAAGATACATATTGACTTGTAGAAAGTCCAAGAACAACAGCACCATTTTCCATTGATTTTTCTGCATTAAAGAAAGTTGCAACAGTTGAAACACCAACATTAACTACGAATGTTGTACCAGCAGCACCAACTTGAAGAATATTATATCCATGTGTTCTATCTGGATATGTTTTTCTTAAATCGTTTGTTCCAGCAGCACCACCCGAACCATCTTGTAATGTTCCTGTGCCATCACCATTCGCATAACTATAACGACAAGTCATTCCAATTCCACTTAATTGGACAAATTTGCCAACTTCAAATCCATGTGCACCATGTGTGGTGACTGTCATTAAACCTGTATCAATATCATACACTGCGTTCTCAATACTCTTTCCGATACCAGTGTTGTCTATATCAAATTTTAATTCTCTATTTGCTGCAGCACCAGTGGTTGCCTCTGATATAAAATATTCTTGCTTATCCTGAAGAATAGATGGATCATAGACACCAGCATGTGTCATCATTAAGTTGTCACGATAAATTACAAGATCACCAAGTTTTACGTTAGTATATCCTGCAGGTGTTGAGTCATGACCAGCTGTATAAGCAACACCTGTATAATCTGGGCCTCCACTTGGGTTATTAAATCCAGCATTTTTACCCGCCTTATCGTCATCGGTTTCATTACCTCTTGGTGCTAAAACATCTAATGGATTTGTTGCACCAAAATCTGCTGTTTGACCAGGATTTGAAGTTGCATCAAAAGAAACTGGATTATTGAATAGAAGTGATTGAGTTCTTCTTACTACGGAAAAATTATCTCCTTGACCATTATTTCTTGTTTCCCAATAATACCCATCAAAGTTATCAAATATTCCATACTTACGAATAGCTGGATTATAAATTGTCTGACCAATATCTTGTTGTTGACTAGCATCAGGAGTAGTTACAGATTCAGTAACTGTAGGATCCATGATTGTGGTTTTTACACCAAATGTAGCAGCAGAAACACGACCTGGTTGATATCTAAAAAATCTTTTTGATGTAAGAACAGCAGTTCGATCTGCAGGTGCTTCAACTAGTGCACCAGATTCTTCAGGAACATGTGTTAATCCCCATCCCATGTCTTGTGTAACATTTGGATATGGTGTTCCACCTCCAACTGGTACAGTCGAGAATCCACTTGGTTCTGCTGCCCATTCTGTTGGGTTTACATCATAAGTATTAACATCTGCAAATATACCAAGTGCAACTTCTGATCTTGGTATTCCTAAAAGCGAAAGTGCAACTTCTGACTGTACTTTATTTTGTTCTGCAACAGGAATCGTTGATTGATCACTTGCAATAACGACGGGAACAGATTTATCAGATTTTTGTTGACCAGGAGGGACTGGAGCAGTCCTTCCTACAACAACCACCGAGGCATTATTATTAACATTAGTGTTATCAGGCATTTTTAAATAACTCCGACTCTTCCTTTAGCGATAGTGAATATTCTCCTTATAGATATATAGTCATCGGGACGAGGGTTGGATCCATGAGATTGACCTTCTGTGGTGAATCCCGTTAACACAATACGGTCTGCAAGTTTCTTATCAACTCTTAAACCATTCTTAGCAGTGATAGTTTGATTGTTCTCATCCTTCAACCCTGGAATTAGACCAGCTGAATAGTCTGGAGTCATAGAATGATTTGGTAATTTTACAAAATCTCCAACTTGTATACCAGTCATTTGACCAGCATTTTCAAGTCGAACCACATACTGAGTAACTGCAATACCAGTATTTACATATCCACCAGATGCTGCACCATAACCAGCACCGTTTGCCCAGTATCCAGATGTAATACCAACCACTGTGGAGAATCCAATAGGTCTTTCTAGATATTCAGTTGCGATGATATCATATCCAAGAGTGGGATTTGTAACTCCCCCACCCACAGAACCAGCATAACCTGCGAGTGTAGCAGTTTGAGCTGCTGTTAATGCAAGTTGTAGAAATCCAGCTTCCCTTACATTTCCTTCAGCAGCTGCTTCATCTTGAGTAATAATTTCAAAGTTAAGGAACTTCTCACCAAGAGATGCAGTGCGAGTTGTGCTGTATAATCCAACCAAGGTTCCAATACCAGCAACGATATCAACACCACTGCTGCTGATATCTTTTCCTTGACCATCTTCAATGTAAAGCAATTCTGGGCCCTCAAAGGTTGTTTGATGGTTAATTGTCAAATTAATTGAATCAAAGTCTGTATCATAGATGTCAGGAGAAGCAATAAACTCATCAGCAGGCCCAAGAATAACATTATTTTGTGTAGTAATCTTACCAGTTGCATAAGCATCAATACCGCTACCACAATTTCGAATTATGTTTCCACCAGTTGCTACAACTGTTGTTACAGAAACATCTAGAGGGCCAGCAAAGTTTTCAAATAGACAGTCGTTTATTCGAACTGTCTCTGAATTTTGAACATCTAATGGTCGAATATTATATCTATCTGTTAATCCACCATCTACGATTGTACTATTCTCCACAGATACACGTTTTGAATTTCTTGCATACAATCCACCACCAGAACTATTTCGAATCTCCATGTCTTTGAATAACATTGAAGTTCCTCCATCGAATGTCACCAAGTTATTATCGTCATTCAATGTAAACATTAAGTTGTTTGAATTGTTACCATCAATTGTAACATCTGCAATTGTTATGTCTGTTGGATTTGTAACTCCTACGCCAACTAAATTTCCATCAAAACTTAAATTAAAAGCTGCTGTTCCTGCAGTACCGATTCGAGTTGAATCTGTTCCATAATATTGAAGTTTAAGAACGCTATTCTTACCATTTCCTCTCAAAGTAAATTTACTTGGAATAATTAATTTATTTGTTAAGAAAGTTCCACTGGGTAGATTTAAGAAATTACCACCAGAAGAAGTAGTATTTGTCACTGCATTTTGTAGTGCTTCAGTATTATCATGAACAACTTTTATTGCTGTGGTTGTTCCAAACCCAACTGTATTATTTAAATTGTAATTACTTTCAACTGTAATACTATTTTGACCAATCGCAGTGATGATATCAATATCCCATCCTCTTCTTTGTCCTGTTGTAGCAACAGTTGGGAAATGAATTTGATGAGTTTCTACAGTGCTACCACCATCTCCAAGAAACTCATTCTCAGTTCCTTTTGGACTCCAAGCAGTTTGTTCATAAACTCCATAATCCTTCCAGTTAATGTTTCCAGTTGCTGAACCTAACTCTTTTTGACCAAGAACAGCAATTAATTTTGCTTGTGAAAGACTTGCATTTGAAGCTGCTGTTCTCGTAGTTTGTGTGAACTGAGCTGCTGTGGGTGTATAAATTTGACGATAAATTAGAATACCATGATTTGTATCTGTTCTACTTAATGTTAAAGAATTATGATTTAAATCATTGAAACTATCCAATTCAGTGTTTGCCACTCCAACTCTAGGTGTAGAAATAGTTCCACTGTAAGCACCTGTTGGATCTATCTGAGAAGAAATTCCAACTTTACCATTTTTCATATGATATTGTGCTTGCCAATAATAATATGTTCTCGCAGTTGAAAATCCAGTGCTTGGAATTGATTCAACTATGACTGTATTTCCTGTGATTGGAAGAGGAACTGTTACACTATCTGACGCTTTAGTTACACCAAACATTTTAACCCTTTCACCAATGAAGAATCTAGAGGTTGAAATTCCAGATATTTGTAGTTTGCCATCTACAGTTGCTCCATTACCAACATATATTGTTCCATCATTACTAACTCCAAGACTTCTTAACTCGTAAGAGGGTAATTCATGAGGATCAATCATTTCATAACCACTACCATCTTCTTTAACTTTGATGATACGGTTTCTCCCAAAAGTTGTTTCCTCTGTAGCATCAGGTAGATCAGATAACTTGAAGTTTTCGTATACATTTGCACGAATTGTACCATTTACATCTAATTCATGTTGTGGTGATGCATTTTTAATACCTACATTTTGTGTTGCTTTATCAACCAAGAGAGATGGATTTGTATCATCGCCAACTTGGAAGAATGGATTGTTAGTTGCATTACCTTTAATGAGTAATTGAATTGCTTCAATACCATCTAATGAAGTTGATGTAACTTTATTTGAGAAGTTAACGGGCCCATTAAATTCTGATGGTAAGTTCTGATTTGGCCCACCACCTACACGTAAAGTGTTACGGATGAATACATCATCAAATATGGCAGAATTTGTATCACCTATTTCACCTAAGAATAACTCTCTTGGTTCTACTTTTTGACCACTGAAGAAATCACCACGGTCATTCATACCAGAGAAGAATACAACTCCACCTTTTTCTTCTCTTGAAATTGCAAGAAGTTCTTTCTCAGGTTCAATTTGTTTTTTAATTTTCTGTGGTAACGAAGTTGAATAGTTACCTGGCCCATACCCGATGTATTCGAATGTATGTCCAGAAGCACGGATAGCGGAGAATCTATGAACTTCAGATGGTATGACATTAATTTTTCTTGCAAGTTCATTTATTGAATGAGAAACAGATTGAGTTCCTAATAAACCTCTGAAAACTGTCATCCCAGTTGTGTTTCCAACATCCTTACTCTTAACTCTTACTATTTCATTTCCAATCTGTAAGAAATCACCAGTGCTAATACCTACAGTGCTTGCGATATCAATATCAGATTCATTATTAACATTACCTGCAGCGTTGATAGCAAGAATAGTTGTTGCACCAATACCAGTTAGTAATGGAGAAAGACTACCAGCAATCTTTTCAGAAGCAAGAGAAGTATCTTGACCGAATGAATTTAAAGCATACTTATAAATTTCTGCACCTGACTCACTAGTCACTGGTATGCCAAGTGTCGAATTCATTGTGAAACTAGTATCAGATAATTTCTCTTTAACAATAAAGTCAAATCCATTGTAGACAGTTGCTGCTGCTCCTACAAGACCTGCAATCTTAATTTTATTTCCAACCGCTAAGTTATGACTCACACTTGTTGTGACTGTGACAATTCCAGAAAGAGATGTACCTGCAATGCCTGCAATATTACTAATTCCAATCTTCTCATCAAGCAATGTGAATATACCACTTGTTGCACTAGCAGAACCTGTGTAGATACCTGCAGTAGAACCTGCTGTTTGTCCTTGAGCAACATGTGTATAAGTAACTGACTTCGTGCTTGGAACAGATGTGATCTTATATAATCCATTATACGCACTGTAAGTTCTATCATCGACTGAACCAACACCAACAACTTGAATTACATTATTAATTGCTGAATTGATTCCTACAACCTGAACTACACCGTCAGTTCCACCACTAATTGCTAATGTTTGACCAATACCATATGAAGAACCACCATCTACAATCTCAATGGCAGTAATTGTTCCACTAGTTCCAGTTCTAACATTAACAGTCGCACCACCACCACTAGTTCCAGCACCTGTCAATGCTGTATTGTATTTTACAGTATTCACACCGTAACCAGAACCAGGAACTGTTAATTGTAAGTTTGTAATCGCATTTAAATTATGCTCTACATCAGTTGTTAAAGTTGTAATACCCGAAGCATTACTTTCTCCAAAAGTAACAGCAAAACCAATTCGATTATCTCTTAGATAATTAATTGTTGATTCTTTTGTAATACTGTTAAGTGTGTGATTAACATTAACTTTACCTAGTACTTGATTTGATGCAGCAGAAACAGATTGAGGTGGATCATTGTTTGGATTGTCCTTATCTACTGTTGGATATAAGTTAAGGAAGTTTTGTTTATATTTTGAATCAGAAAACTCAGAAACAGTTGGTGATATATTTCCAATCAGACAAGTTAAATAATAAACACCGTCTTGTTGTTCTGAAATATACTCTTGAATTGTATCTACTTCTTGTATTGTATAAGATGTATCGTACTCACTTCTTTCAAACACTGGCAAATCTGCAGCAGTAATAGTGAGTTCTGTCGCATCACGAGCATCAACTGTAATATCTGTATATGTTCCTGCAAGAGTAGAACTTGCAAAGGTGAATATTTTTGATGACGGAGTTCCAGTGACTGTAAATAATCCGTTAAATCCAGAATTACCTACACCAGTTGTATTTGCTGAACTTCTTACATTTTTAAGTTTAACAACATCATTAACACTTAATCTATGTGGTTTTTCTGTTGTTACAGTAACTGTGCTACTAGTGCTTGTGATACCTGCAATGACTCTTGGATTACGATTACTAATTACATTAGTGATAGTTGACTGTTCACCAACTGTTTTAGATTCTTGTAACACATAATTCTTTTCTGGTTTCTTTGCAATATCTGCACCTATATAATCTTTTGGTATCACATAGCGTAGTCTGTAAATACGATCATCTAAAGCACGACTTTCTGCTCTTCTTTCAACATATGATGATGAGTTTTTAAGATTTATCTCAGTTCCAAATCCAACAAATCCCTCTGAAATTTTATTTGTTGTTGATGAAGAAGAACTAAGTATGTACCATTGATTCTCAGTAGTATCAAACTGAATTGGATGTCCAATTTCACCTGGTATTTTATCAGTAACTGTACTCACAACTGTAAGAATACCACCCTTCGTATTAATTTGTTCTGTAATTACGATACCTGCAAGAGCATCACTTTGTGTATTTGCAAGTTTAATTTTATCTGCTGCACTACCAAGAATTACAAAATACTTTCTACCAATTTCAATTCCATCTGGAGTTCTACCATCATCACCAAAAACTCGAACAGATTCACCTGCAAGGAAGTTATGATTTGCAGTCAAGGTGAGTTCCTTTGATGCAATAGTATTACCAGAGGACGTACGAGCAACGGTAAACTTCTTCTCAGAACTTGGGCCATCTCCCGATGCAACTGGCATTAATATTGGTGAGGAATAAGTTACATTTCCCAGAGAACTAACATTTACATTTAAGTACAACTTATCATCTTTCTTTGCACCAACTCTATATCCATTTACGACGTTAGTTGGTGGGTTGGTTATATCTTTTTCATCCTTAATGTATAGTCTTGCTGTTTGTGTAAGTCCAACAGTGGGGTCGAGTATTCTCCAAACAATATTTGTCTCTTCTTTTTGTAAGTCTTTTGGTGGTACGATATGTGTTACATAACCTGTATCATCACGATTAAATGCGTTTGGTTTAAATCCTTTCGATACTAATGCTTTGTTACCAAAATTAGAGTTGGAGTTTGTAATTGATTGCTCTCCACCAGACTCTGCTAAGAAATGATTTGAAAATCCAATCGCAAAAACAGAAACTGCTTGAATAAATGCATCATTTGATGCTTTTATGTGGAAATTATCATATCTCTTTTTATATGTTGCCTCTGGATTAAGATATAAAGGAGTTTCAATATCAGCATCAGCTGCAGCATCAACACTGTTTAAGTAGTCTCCAGTTGCTGGTTTATAAATTACAAATGCTTTATCATCTTTCTGTAGTCCAATACCAGTAAACTGAGCAACAACCATAGATTTAAATCCAGTTGCCTTTGATCCATCAGCATGCAATCCACACATACCAAAGACAGATCTTAATGAACAGTTAAAGATGTAAGGTGAAGCACCAGTGACAGTATCTGCTTCAATTGTTACCTTCGCATCAGGATTTAAATCCATATTTACAGAATCGTCATTAGCGTCAGAATTTAAATTATATGTGAACTGCCTATCACTTGTAATACCAGTGACTCGATATGATCCATTATAAAGATCTGTTGAACCAACTCCTGCAATTAAAATTTTATCATCAACAGTTAGTCCATGTGGATCCTCTGTTAAAACAGAAGCATTTAAAAGAGTAGAAGATAATCCTTTAATTTTATTATCATTTGGAGAAAGATCACCAACAATTTTAGTTTCTGGTGTATTTGGTTCAAAATCATTATTAATTGGATAGTCAGGGATGGTTCTGTTTCCAGTATCATTTCCGTAAGCGTTCATTAACTTGAAATAATACTGCTGCAAGTCAGTTGTACCTGTTAAAGGGTCACTGTTTAAACCATCTGCATACTCAAAACAAGTTAATTTATGATGTGATATATTTGGATTTCTCTTTTCAGTAAAGTTTTTACTAAAATATACTGACTGATTTGCATCAAATATACTAAACTGCCAGAAATAACAACCACCAGTTACACGGAAGAGTGCAGATCTTGGTATAATATCATCTGAAAAATCTGGATTTGGAACATATAAAGGTCTTATCTTTGTCTTTCTTAGATCAAGTCCTACAATTGAAGTTCCTTTTGGAACAATTACACCACCATGAATCGAATTAAATTTATATAAAACGTTATTTGTATTATTTAAATTAAATATTGAACCATTATCTAATTCTATATCAGTTACTCCCGTAACATCAGACTTATTTACATCAAAATATTGTACGCTACCACCATTATTTTTTACATATAATCCTGGTCTATTATCAATTACATGTTCACCAGGATAAAGTAAGATAGTTGTTCTGTCAAATCTATCGTTATTCTGTCCTGATTGATATGAAAACCTAGCTGCTTCTATTAGTGCTCTTTGAATAGTGACAAAAGGTCTTGTTAAGGAATTTCCTTTGTTATCAAAACTATCTGTAGCATCTAGATCAGACGGGTTTACATATAGAATATTACCATCAGTATTAACTAGAAAATTTTCTAACCTTGAAAGGGGCATCGTATTAGCACACTAAATTTTTTCTTCTGTCTTATTTATCACGAAAGAAAGGGCAGGCACTCCTTCTACATGGAGATCTTTTGTACTCCTACCTCAAAAAGGTTTTAAACCATTTTTTGGCCAGAAATTTTTTTTCGACTTTTTTGGAAATAAGATGTCATTTTGATTCCTCTACATCTTCATCTTCCAACGAATCAATAACTTCTTTTAATTTTTCATAGTAAAGTGGTTCCCCACGCAACTCAGCAAGTTTTGCAATTGCAACCGATTCAACACAAGTCCAATATGTTTCTCCACTCACAACGTGTTCATCAGTGAAGTATGCTGCAATATCCTCTTGAAGATATTGAAGTTCTCTTAGTGTTTCTCTCTGAATTTCCATAGTTTAATTACTGAGTATGCTTTATTTATCCAATAGATTACGCAGCTGTATGCGTTACTTTTCTCCATGCGGAACCATTATAGAAACATAATGTATTCAAATCAGAATCATAGACCACAGCACCTTGAGTCATCCCAGATAATGCATTTCTCTGAGTAGTAGTAACAACTGGAGGATAAAAAGGTGCAGTAGTGCTAGTACATTTGACTTCTCCTGTCGCAGTAACTTTTCTACAATCAATGTCCTGACAGTCTATGTCTTGACTAGGTGATATACCATAAGTACTACCATTAGCCAACATACTATCTAAAGTTTCACCTTCTCCAATTCCTGAATAATACTTTGCCATTAGAGTGTCCTCCTATCATAATGATATCCAGCAATTGAATACTGATCATTCTTACCTGGATAATCTTCAGGTGAGTTTCCTTCATACTCTGGAATTAAACGTTCACCGTCTTTTCTCTCACCATAAACTATGTAACTACAGTGA